TAAATGTTCTGTTGAAGTAGTTTTCACCTTCTCTGAATCCGTTGATATAATACTTTGTCATGCCTTTTCCTTTCTGACAGTCTGACCACCGACTGACAGGGCGTTGAATTGGTTGTTTTATTTTGCCATTGTGCAAAAGCCATTCCATGCGATTTTTAAACCACATTTTGTTGTTGCTATTGCTGTGCTTCCTGATGTTTCTTTGCATTCTGTTACTTCAAAACCAAAACAAGTTTCCAACATTTCTTTGAACTGTTCTGGTGTTCTTGTTGTACACCATGCACCATTAGTATTCACATAGCCGCCATAGCTTGTTTTTGCCGTTTCACTGATTTTTTCTTTTGTTGTATATACTTTGTAATCTTTCCACATATCCTTTTCTTTCCTTTCTTGGTGGTTTATTTCCTGTTCTTTATGTCTATATCATAAGCCCATTGGGCGCATTTTGCAATATCGGAAAAATGCACAAACTTTCATGGTGTTCTTTGTACAATATGCCCAATGGGCGCAAAAAGAAGGGCAGAAATGAATCCACCCTTCCTGTCATGTTTATTTTATTTCTGAAAGCAGTGATTCAATGGTGTATGCCTGAATCAGATATTGCAGGGCATCAGCGGCATCCTTTCCTTTGCTTTCTTTGTGCATTTCAAAGCAATACGCCATTTCATTTTCCAAGTGTTTGACAACTTCTTCAACTGTTTTCATTCCTGATCCATCCCCTTTTTGCTTTTGTTGTGTTTAAGTTCCTGCACCCATTCTTCAAAGTCACCTTGTTTCACATGCTTATCAGCTTCTTTTCTCAATTCAATAGCATCTTCAACATTCTTGAAACATCCAAGGTGATAATATTTTTTCTTGTGGTTTATCTTTGCACAATAAACATTGTCCTTTTCTTTGAACACAATTCCTGCATGTCCAAATTTGTTCGGTCTGATTTCTGAACTGGCATGGAGTTTTTGCAACCATTCTTTGAAACAACCATTTGCAACCTGCTGTTCCGCTTCTTCCAAAATGTCATATGCTTCTTGCAAATTATTCCTTTTTGCTATATAATACCGTTTGCCATCAACGGTGATGTCAACACGGTATCTGATTCCAGTTGATGTTTTCAATTGGGCAATACCTTTTTTATTGTATCTATTTCTGCATTTGGGTTTTTTAATGTGTTTTAGCCATTCATCAAAAGTTCCATTGGCAAGTTGTCTTTCCGCTTCCAGTCGCAATTCAATGGCTTCTTCCACAGTGTCACGAATGCCAAAATAGTGCTTTTTTCCCATGACCTGCATTTCTGCCCTATACCTGACAGCACCATCAGGAAACACCTGCTGTGATACACCAGTCTGGTTGTGCTTGTTTTTTACACCACCATTTGCATCACCAGTCTTGATGATGGTTACACCGTTTTTGATAATTCTCTTCATTGTTGCATTCCCCTTTGTGGGCGTTGTCAGTTTATAAGATTGAATAAAGCTAACTTTATAAACTGACACCGCATGATAAATTTTTTTGAAAGCCTTGTGTATCAAGGCTTTCAGCCTTTAAAAGTTCCAGTTGATAAAGATGTCTTCACCATCAATTTCAATGAAATCTATCAGTTCCATGATTGCATCATGGATGTCCATTGAATTTCCTTCTGCAAGGACCGTTTCAAATGTGTCTACCAGTTCCATGACTGTTTCTTTTTCAATTGACGGAATTTCCACTTCCAAGTTTTCCAATTCATCTTCCAAGGATGACTTTTCCTGATTCAGCGGTTCAATCTTGCCTTTGATTGCATTTAGGTCAAAAGAACCAAGCGCATACAAATCCATCATTCTTGAAATCTGCTTGTCAACTTCATCAATCCGCTTCTTGATAAGTTCTATTTTGGCAGTGTTGTCCACACTGTCACGCAGTTCATTAAAATATGAATCATCAGTTTTTAGTTTGCGGATTTCATTGTAAATAATATCTTCAAGAACATGGTCACGGTAGTTCTTGTTTTTACAGTTCGGATCGACAACAAGTTTTGGATCAGCCTTTGCCCTACTATAACAAGTATAATATGCCCTGCGTGAACCATCTTTGTTTTTACCACTCAAACGCCATGAATATTTTGTGTTGCAGTGCTTGCACCATATCAGTCCACCAAGGGGTGAATTGTATCTTTTGCTTGGTTTATATCGTTCATTCGTCAGCTTGCGTTCTTCCATAATCAATGCAACCTTGTCAAACTGTTCCTGTGAAATGATAGGGTCATGCAGTCCTTCATACCAGATGCCCTTGTGCTTGATTTTTCCAAGGTACACTTTGTTTGTGCAGGCATAACGCACTGTTGTGTCATTCCAAGGACCATATTTTGTTTTGTAACCTTTTTTATTGAATATCGTTGCAATGCTGTTCATTGGTGTTCTGGCAACTACAAGGTCAAACAATTCCTGAATCATCATTGCTTCAAATTCATTGATTTCCAGTCCACCAGTTTCAGGGTTGTAATCATATCCAATGGACGGTTTGCCACCACCTTTGTATTTTCCTTCTTTTGCCCTTCCTTCTTTACCATCTGCCATTCTTTCTTTAATGCGGCTTCTTTCCAGTTCCGCAAACACTGCCAAAATTCCAACCATTGCTTTTCCGAATGCTGTTGATGTATCAAAAGATTCTGCCCTTGACACAAAACCAACATTGTTTGGATCAAACACTTTTTGAATCATGTACAGTGTATCAAATTGGCTTCTGGATAATCGATCAAGTTTGTCCACAAGAACAATGTCTGCATTGCCTTTTTCAATTGCTTTTATCATCTGCTTCATTGCAGGTCTGTCCAAATCACCACCAGAATATCCATCATCAGTGTAAATCTTTACAACCTGCCATCCCATTGCTTCACAGTATTTTTGCAGGCGTTCAATCTGTTGCGGTATAGAATAACCTTCTTCGGCTTGTTTATTAGTCGATACACGCACATAAATGAACACACGCTTCTGCATCAGGTCTGGAACAACTTGAAATTCTTGTTTTGCCATTATCATCAAATCCTTTTAGTTATTATTTTGTAGTAAGTCTTCAATTTCCTTTGCTTGCTTTGCCTGTTTTCTGAATTTGTTGCTGATGAAAAAGCAGGACCATCCAAAAATTGAAACCAAAATTCCAAGCAACGGAACAATAAAAAGAAGAACTAAGCCCAATAACAGAAGCAGGATTCCCCACACAACTGCACTGACAGATGCCGTTTTGTACATGGCAGGTGAATATTCTTTTTGTTGTCTGTTCTTTCTTGAACCTTTTCCAGATTTAACAGTTTCCGTGTAATAGACACCAGTGTGCGGAATGCTCACACTTCTTGTCACTTTCCCATTAGAATTCACAGTATGCTTCAAGCTTCCTGATCCGAATGTCATACTTGTGCTGTTCTTGTTTAAATTTAGCTTCATTCCTTTTGTAATTTTGATACTTTTTCTGAATCTTGCTTTCATCATAAATCCTTTCATAAAATGCTGTTGACTGGTTAAAGAGTTACTAAAATATAGTTTCGTGTGTTTTTCCACCAACTTTTTCGAAAACTATTTGTAAATTTATGGAAATAGAACATTGAAAAACTAAAAATTATATTCATATAATATTCACATAACTTGCATATTTTTCACAAATCAATCATTTATAGTTCTTTTTAAGAACAAGCGTTCTTATTTTTGAAAGGAGAGAACCACATGAAAGAACATAAAAAACAGCTTTTGGAACTGATTGATAAATTAAGTGATAGCCAAATATTATATGCTTTGACACTGTTGAAAAAACTGTTCGGAAAAAGTTAATTTTCCGACTTGGCAAGGCTGTGGATCAGGTCCTTGACAAGTTTCTTTTTGTGTGCATCCAAACTTCTGAATTCTTCGAATATTTCATTCAAATCTTCATCCATAATCATTTCAAAATGTCTTTCTGCCATTTCCACAGGCTTTTCTTCAATATCACTTACTAATTCAACTGCTGGAATATCAAGGACTTTTGAAATCTTTGCCAAAACACTTCTTTTGATGTTGACAACTCTACCATTTTCATATTTTGCCACGGCAGATTTCTGAACACCAATCAAATTCCCCAATTCTTCCTGCGTGAATCCTTTTGCTAATCGTGCAGTTTTGATCTTGTTTCCTATGTTCAAATTTTATCACCACCT